CAAACACGATTAGCAACCGCAACGACCCCCCTTTTGGAGAACAGGCGGGGAATTCACGATTCCTTTATTCATATTCTTATTTCTCCCTATTGCCTTTTAGGAAGGAATGAGAAAGAAAGGGTAGCCAATAGCTATAAAGCACCGTAAACAATAGGAAAGATTGGCAACCCCTTGGTTATTAGCTGGGGTTGCCAATAGATCTCAAGGGGTTGCTAATACCAAGAAAGACTCATTTTTATGGGATTTTATTGGCAACCCCTCCAGCAGGTTAGAAAGGTCTAAGGGTTGCCAATAGGGCCACAACAACTCCGGGGGGTCGCGCATGGCAATATTCTCACGCTCTCCACAAATAGTTGATGCTTCTGCTGCACAGCCGGTCGATAAGACCATCACGAGGCTGCAACAGAATGCAGCAGAGTAAACGACACTTTTATCAAAGGAACCAACTATGGATACCCAGACCGAAGAACCGCAGACCCAGACCGCAGAACCGCCGAAGGCCGAGAAGGTCGCAAGCACGCGGTCGAAGTTCACCGATGAGCAGATTGCCGAGATTCGTTCGCTTCGCGCCCTGACCCATCCCGAGGGGTCGCCCAAGGCCGGAAAGCCGCTCCATACGCATCCCGCTCTGGCCGTCCAGTTCGGCACCTCTGCTGGCGTCATCTCGCAGATCGTTCGCAATCGGGTTTACAAGAACCCCGAATACGTCCCGACCAACGACGGCAATTGATCTGACATTTGGCGACATCGGAATAGAGGGGTTGGCTCACCATAGTCAACCCTTTTCAATTGGAGGTGTGCCGTGTCTAACAAACCCCTCAAGGAAAGCCTGCTTCGTAATGCTCTTCGAGACGTGAATAGATTCCCAGAGGGCAGGATAGGCTTCATAGAACCTGCCAACGGCTCAGACGTTGGGCTACCGGACTGTCTTGTGGCCATAGGTGATCGTTGGAAGCCTCTAGAGCTTAAGAGAGGCAATTCTGTAATCAAGGAACTCCGGCCCACGCAACGTCTTTGGCATAGGACCTCGTTGAGTTTCGGCATACGTACCCATGGTCTAGTTTTGCGATCAGACTATTCGGTCATCCTCTTTGAGATCAAACTCTCGGGGGGCTTCTCTAGTGAACTAAGCGAAGCTATCGTATGCGAATTCGAGCTAGACTTTATTGATTACGCCGTATTATCTCTTGCGATGGACTAATTATTTGCGGTGATCACTGTTTATTAGCGTGCTTATGCTCTTCTATTCCGGCATAACATCTTCATTGGGTCACCCTCTGAGGAAAACGGCTTGACAAGAGATAGCAAACATTGGGTCGCGGCTGTCGTCAAAGGAGGCGAAGAGCGCAGGATTGCTTGCCACCTCTCAGAGAATCATTCCATAGAGTGCTATCACCCTACGATTGTGAAGTGGCGCAAGCTCCCTAAGCATGAAGCCGTCAAGCAAGGCCGCAACCGCGCGCTATTCTCCTTTCCCCTTCTTCCAGGCTACCTGTTTGTGGCTGCGCACGACAATCAAGACTTATCTGATCTCCTCCGCAGCAAGAACGTATATGGTGTCGTCCGAACTTCATCTGGACCTTGTTATGCTCGCGACAGCGAGATTCAGATCCTCCGCAAGCTAGAGGCTGAATATGGCTCCGTCAAGCACGTTGAGCCTACCCTCTTCGAGACAATCAGCGCCAAGCTCGCTGAACTCGCACAAGCTCATCAACAGGGCAGGCACCTCAGGCTCACCTCTGGGCCATTCGAAGGTTTGCTCGCAACGCTCCGCAATTCTTCTGTCGCCAACGGGCAGGTCGGTTTGAGTCTTAACGGCAAGAACGTGACTGCTCCCATTGACTCGGTCGAAGTAGCTTAAAAGGACGACCAGGAACACCGTCCTCCGATGAGAGGCGACTGGCCCTTGGGGTTAACCCAAAAGGAATAACTATGTCTGCTGATCAAGAAGACCGCGTAGGCTTCTACAAGGGTAATCAGCTTTGGAAGATCGGCATAGCCAATCTCAGGGCCAAAAGAGGTTATGCTGGACCAGAAGAGCTTCTCGTGAAATGCGCAGGATACTTCGAATGGCTCGAAGAGAATCAGCTCGAAGAAGCAAAGCTCGTCAGCTTCGAAGGCAGCAGCAGGGTTGCGATGCTTCCCAAGATGCGCTCACCGACCCTTGCCGGTCTCTGTCTGTATCTCGGCATTCACAGAGACCAATGGGGTAGCTGGCGTCGAGGCGATGATCGGCCTGACCTTCATGCGGTCGTTGAGGTCATTGAACAAGCCATGTACGAATCGAAGTTCACTGGCGCTGCAGCAGGTCTGCTGAACCCCGCTCTCGTCGCAAGGAGCCTCGGTCTGGCTGAACGTTCTGAACTTACTGGCAAGGACGGAGGACCAATCCAAACCTTAGGCCTAATCGACGAGGACAAGTTGCGCAATGAAGCACGACGACTTGGCATCCCGCTTAGCGCTTTTGGCATTAGCGGTTCAGAGGAAGAAGGACTCTGAGCTTGCAGCCGGGGGGTCACTGCTCTCATTCACCCGTTGGTTCTTCCCAGAACGCGAAGGGATGGAATTCCTTGTAGGGCAACATCACGCTCTTATAGGTCACACGTTAGACCGGGTTCTCAGAAGAGAAATACCTCGGCTGCTCATCACGCTTCCTCCGGGGTACACCAAGACCGAGTTGGCAGTGATCAACTTCATGGCCAAAGGTTTCCAGATTAACCCGGCGTCTAAGTTCATTCATGCGACATTCAGTGATGAGCTCGCAAAAGAGAACAGCGACAAGATTAAGAAGCTTGTGCAGTCTGAAGACTACCAAGAAATATGCGAGCGCAAGTTTGAACTGAGAACTGATTCCAAAGCCAAAGATCGTTGGCAGACTTCGGCAGGCGGCGGGTTGCTTGCTAAAGCTTCTGGTGGATCGATCACTGGTTTCCGTGCGGGCCGCATGGAGAAGAACATATTCACTGGCGCTCTGATCATCGATGATCCGCTCAAGCCAGACGACGCCTTCAGCCCAACTAAGAGAAAACACGTCAATCGTCGTTCAACCAACACATTCAGAAGCCGTCTGGCTCACGAAGGTGTCCCGATCGTCGTGATCATGCAGCGGCTCCATAACGATGACTTTGCTGGGCATTTGCTGACCGGCGGAACAGGAGATTACTGGCACCATCTCGACCTTCCGGTCTTGATTGAGAGCGGTGACACTTATCCGCAAGAATGGACTAATGGGATACAAATCCCGCACAATCTTCCTGAAGGTCCGCTCTGGGAAGATAAGCACAACCTCGAACAGGTTGAGGTCCTCAAGGCTGACGCGTACACTTACCAGAGCCAATACAAAGGTAGGCCCACAAGCATTGAGGGCGCGCTATTCGACATGGAATGCTTCAGGGAGTGGACAGAACTTCCTGAGATGGACTACTTCGTAATGTTCGCGGACACCGCTATGAAGACTGCGGAACGCAACGACTTCAGCGTATTCCAGCTATGGGGCAAGGCCAAGAACCGCACCGGCATCTACTTGGTTGATCAGCTTCGAGGCAAGTGGGAAGCTCCAGACCTCGAGAAGAATGCGTTGTTCTTCTATAACCGATACCGGACTATGGGCATTCACCCGCGCGGCTTCAAGATAGAGGACAAGGCCAGCGGCACAGGCCTGATCCAGGGGCTCAAGCGTAAGGGCGTCCCTGTCCAGGCTATCCCTCGGGAGCGAGACAAGTATACTCGTGGCCTAGACGCCGCTCCTTGGGTCTCTTCAGGAATGGTTTGGCTACCTAAGAACGCTCCATGGATCAACAGCCTACGAACCGAGCTTGCGACATTCGACGGTCTAGGCAGTGGCCATGATGACCAAGTCGACCCGATGATGGACGCAATCAACAACATGCTCTCTGGCAATGACCGCATCAATCTGGATAATCTTTGATCATGAACAAGCCTGTCGCCTTTGCTGATGGACTGGAGAGCCTTACGGCATCTCTCGGCACTGCACGTGATAAGGCAACGTCCGTGACCTACGTTGAGACGCACATTGGCGACCAGCAGCTTACTGCGGCTTACAAGACGTCTTGGTTGGCCAAGAAGATCGTCGACGTTCCAGCCAGCGACACTTTCCGACGCTGGCGCAATTGGCAGGCAGAAGAAGATCAAGTCGAGAAGCTTGAGGAGCTTGAGAAGAAGCTCGGCATCAAAGAGAAACTCGTTCGCGCCACTAAGCTGGCGCGTCTTTATGGGTCGTGCTACATCTATTACGATCTCGGCGACGACCAATCTCTGCCGTTGGACCCAACCAAGGTCAAACGGGGGGGCATTCGGTTTGCAACGGTTCTGACGCATAGGCAGCTTAACCCAGGCGAAATTGAGCAGGATGCTCTTTCCGATCAATTTGGGAAGCCTAAGTGGTTTGATGTTGTCGGTACGACCGCTGCTGGAATCGTGCGAATCCATCCTAGCCGGATCATTATTCTTATTGGGTCAGAAAGCCCAGATGAGAATCTGATGGTCGGAAGCCGAGAAGGAATGGGTTTTCGGCTTGGGACAAGCGTTCTGTCTGCTACGCTCCCCGCCATCAAGCATTTCGATTCGGTCGCAGCCAACATTGCGTCATTGGTTTTTGAGGCCAAGATCGACGTGATCAGGGTCAAGGGGCTGATGCAGATTGCAGGCAACCCTCACGAGGAGCAAAAGCTGCTCGCGCGATACGCTCTTGCTGCTACGACCAAAGGGAACAACGGCATGTTGATCCTCGATGGCGACATGGAGGAATACGAGCAGAAGGCTTACAGCTTTGCGGCTCTTCCTGACATCATGGATCGGTTCAGCCAGAACGCTTCTGGTGCAGCCGATGTTCCTCTTTCGCGCCTGTTCGGTAAAGCTCACAGCGGAATCGGGACCTCTGGCGCTGGCGAGAACGACACGCGCAATTACTACGATCACCTGTCAGCAAGTCAGGAGCTAACCGTCACGCCAGCGATGGCTACGTTTGACGAATGCCTGATCTATGCTGCCCTAGGGTCTCGTCCTCCGGAGGTTCATTACCTCTGGGCAAGCCTGTGGCAGAACAACGACAAAGAGCGGTCAGAGCTGGGCCGGATAGGCGTAGCCACCATTAAGACGCTCAAGGACACAGGCTTGATCCCTGACGAGGTGCTCTCGCGCGGGGCTGTCAACATGCTCACTCAGGCTGGCGTAATTCCTGGCCTGGAAGCAGAGTACAAAGGCTACTTTGAAAAAGGTGGCGAAGATCCTTGGGATGCAGAGGAC